TGTTGAACCAGCCCCACCACTAACGTGTAGTTTTGCACTAGGAGCAGTAGTACCAATACCTACATTCTCACTAGCATCAATAGTAATAGCTGTACTCGTAGCGTTATCATCAATACCTGTTGAGGTGAAGTTACTGATAGTACCACCATCAATCTTGTCACCAGATAGACCGTTGTCTGCTATTAAATTATCAATCTGAACCTTTTTACTAACACCGCTATCATTAACAACTAATTCTTCCGTTCCATCTGGAGTGGTTAATTCGGTTAATTCACTTATTTTCTTGTCTGCCATTATGCTGTCCTTTTAGTTGCTGTTAATTCCATATTCCATTTAGCAACCAGACCCGATGAAGATGTGGCTGTAATTTCCGCTGTATATATTGTGCTTTCAGTTATGTTTAATGTGTCTTGTAATGTTGCTTGATAATTTCCATCAGTTCCAGCCATATAGGCAAGGGTTAATGGAAAGGTTTGTCCAGTTACCACGGCACTTGCTGAATCTTTTAAGGTTGCCGTTACGGTGGCATCATTCATAAATGAACCAGATGAAGCATTTTTTAACCCTGCAACGCTTAATAAATTATCATTATTTAAATATATTTCTTTCATTCTTATATCTCCAAGAAGTTACCATCTTCAGTAACTAAAAAATTAATATTATTTTCTGTTCTAAAATAATCAACAAAATCTAAAACATCTAATTCGTTAATCTCTGGCAAACCAATAACACTAACGTTTAAATTTACCGAAGCACTAAATAATGTTTGATTAATAACATCACCAGTAATAGACGGCTCATTGTCTAGGCTTGCTGTTAATAGTCCTTGAAATGCCATTATGCTGTGCGTTTCCACATATACACGACTATATATGGTTGTAATGTTGAGTGAGAATGTGAGCCACCGCCACCAGTTGCTGTTGTTTTTGTAGTAGCCCAATCATCATTATCAGTACCACCACCAAAAGCATTTGGGCTTAATGAATTAGAAACACCAACCCACCCAGACGGTCTATTTCCGCTCGCAGTTCCACCGTGTAAAGAGGTATGGTCGTGTGACGGCATCTCAGCAGTTGTCAATGTATGTGCAGCAGTTTTAGCACCACCAGTTTCACCAATAGCGTTAAATTCAGATTGTGATGAATCAAGTCCAGTTAATACACGACCAGCACCAAATGATGACCAAGTGCCAAAGCCAAGCAATGAAGCTGGATTAGCACTATTAGAAGCGTTCATATAGATAGAGCCAATTGGATAAGCATCAGCAACACTTGATAATGCTGTTTGTCCAGTTAATAGATTTAATTCAGCAGTTGATGCTGTTAAGCCATCTAGCTTGTTTAATTCTTCATCTGTTGCTGTTACGTTAGCATTGATATTTGGAAAGAATGACGCCAACATTAAGCCAAGGTTGGCACTATCTAAAGCGCCAACATCATACCAAGCGTTATTAGCACCGTTTCTAATCTTTAATTTGTTAGCCGTAGTATCTGCCCATATTTGGTAAGCAAACATTGTTGATGGTTCGCTTGTGCCACTATTAGCTGAAACTATTGCTTGAAGTTGAGCATTTAAATCTGCCCTTACAGCAGCACCAGTTGCGTTATCAATTGTGTAATCTTGTTGGCTCATTATTTCTCCTAAACTTGGTTCTGATTATAACATTAAATACTGTCAAAAAACGAACAAATCAGACTGCTTTACCGTAACCAGTAGCCATATAATTCATACTTCTTTCAATGCTATTATTACCGTTAAAAAATTCAATATCAAAACCCGTTGATGTTTCATTAGTCAAACTAAACCAATCATTGCCATCTGCATTTTGAGCAGTAATACCAAGACTTGGTACGTCTTTAAAAGCGTTAGCATAAGTGATTGACGAGCCACCTACTGGCACTGTTAAATTCTGCGCCCTCTCGTTTCTATCTGGCATATCTACTGTCACCTCTAAAGTTGAAACGTCTATGTTTCTTGATGAATTTGTTGAATTGAATATTACACGAAACTCATACGCTCGTGCGTGATAATCACCAACAACTAAAGGATTCCAAGTTGTCCACGTTGGAGATGCTGCTGGGTTGTCTGCTGTTGTTCTGATTTGTAGCTGTGCTGATACCGCATCTGAGGGTTCACCATCAAAGTTTGCCCACGTATCAATATTGTCTGCTCTATTGTCTACAACATCACTTACAACATAACCAGAAGCCACAATATTAGCCGATACACGGCTTGTATATACATCACCAAGGTCTAAGTCATTAGCAAAGTAATATTCACCATAAGCATCAACAACCGCTGATTGTGCCACTTCTGTTTCAATTGTTTCACCAGCTTCGGTTAATAATTGGAAGCCATCTTCTAAAATAATAGGATTTGGTGCGCCATCTAAACGCAACACCGAACCAGATGTAGTTGTATCTTCTTTCTGACCAGTAAAGTTTGGGTGTTCGGTCAATGTTGAAACAACATTAAACGACATAATATTCGGAACAGTTGTAAATGCTTGAATATCATCAGTTGAGAAGTTTCCAGCACTATCAACAGCCTTAGCCATATAAGTACCCGCTAACAATGGCAACACAACGTTTGTTGCTGTACCCGCTAACGCTTCACCAATATCTGTACCATGCGCCCAAGTAACACCCGATATCATTGGTGTATGTCTGATTCTAATATAGCCACCGTGTAGAACATCAATATCAGTAACCCTATCCCATTGAAGATGGCAAGAACCGTCAATCGCTCTAACACTAAAATTAGTTATTATTGCGGGTGGAGTTGTTAATCCAGCAAATATAATCTTAGATGTTTCAGTCCAATTAGAACGGACACCCATTGTATTGATTGACCTAACTCTGAAATAATATTCACCAGCACTCAAGTCATTCACTCTTGCGCTTAATGCTTTGGTTGTTGTTACAAACTCCCAACTGCCAGTACCATTCTTATATTCAACATCATAAGCAGTAACAAAGGCATCTGTTGGCTGACCCCAGGAAAGATTTGCTCTAACTTGTGCGCCTTTACCAGTAGCCGTTACATATAATTCTTCACTAACCGAAAGTGCTGTTGGTGATCCTACTTGTGTAGCATCTGGCAAATTAGTATTTGGTGCGCCATCTGACACTTGGATAGTGCCAAAATCATAGGCTGTCGCATCGTACTCTAACGCTAAAATTCTAATCTCATCTGTATTCTGGATGGTGACTCGCATCACTCTAAAAAGTTTTCCAGATCCCGAATTAAGAGATGCCCAACCTGGCGTGGCGTGAGATATATATACAACATCTCCAACCTCGGTTTTTAATCCCTCAATCGTGGAGGTAAACTCAACCATTATCTGCTGTCTTGACTGATTGAGGTTGATGGTGGAGATCATCTTCGCTCTGTCAATATCAGAAGTAAATGGTAGGTCAATGGTCTTTTCTAGCAATAAACCGTTGTCTTGCGTTCTTAGCGTTGGTGAGTCCACGACCGCTATATCTGGTTGCCATTCTCTTTCAGGATTAAAGAAGTTCCCCCTAATTCTGTTGAATTGACTGTTTTTATCGCCTAGCTTGATTGACCACGCGCCAACTATATTATCTTCGCTGAAAGTAAATGCCGCTGTCTCTGGCTTATCAATAATGAGCTTATACTTACCACCGCTAAATACTAAAAACCCTCTGCAAGAAGTGAGTAATTTTTTAAGTACATCCATCGAGCCTTGACTTGTATCGACTACACCGTTGAGCGTGTAACGGTCTTTAGTCGTGCCGCCTATTGTTACTTGCTCTTCACAATAATTAGCCGCTGCGTTGAAGCTAGTGTCGTCTATTAGGCTTGTGTCTATCCCTCTGCCATATCTTGTATTTGTTAAATAATCTCTGATACAGAGAGCAGGGTTATCACTCCAAGCGGTTGTGGTGGTGCGTGGGTCGTAGACTTTAACGCCTTTAACATCTGCTGTAATTGTTGGTAGACCAGAGGCGAAGGCATCTTGGTCATATTTCAACCGTGCGTAGAGATAAGTTGTGCCTCTTAATCGGTGGTTGCTTGACCAT